ACCGGAACCCAATTGGAACCCGACACTGCGGACGATTTCACTACGAGTGGGTTCGGCAAGTTCGTTATACATCTTGATGAACTGCGCACGGATGGTTGATGGGTTGTCGCTCTGGCAAATTTGCCACCAGCCGATTGCCCTGACGGTTCGGGTGATGGTTTCGCTCGACCAATCGGGTTTTCCACCATGAGAACCATACAGCGTAACTGCTTCGTGGACTTCTGCCCATGCTTCTGTGGCGGTCTTTGGCAATACGCCAGCGATTTCAGCGCACTTCTTTCGGATGCCTGCGATGGTGGGGAATCGTTCGTCGGTGAGAATCCAATCTTGTGTCGCTCGCATGACGATTTCACTATCCAAATCACCGAGCATCATGTGCCACATCTCAATGGTTTCGGAAGTTGCGCTCCATGCTGGAAATGACGCTTTTAGGAGAGCGCAGACTTGGGCCGTATCGCTTCGCTTCATTAATCGTCTCCCCTGCTCAGGAACTCGTTGATGGCGCTGAAAATCCGTGATGGCTTTGGCGCTTCATTCTCACGGATTGCTTCCCCGTTGTCAAGGTAGTCCTCGTAGCGCAGATTGGGGCCGTAGAAGGTTGCTGGGTGCATGGTGAAACTTGCTTCCTCGCCCACCCGAAGAGCAGCGTAGTTCTGGGTGGATTCCAAAAGTTCGCTGAAGGGAGTGCCTGCTCGCAACCGAGCCACCACCCTGTCGTATGCCATTTTGCGTCCCACTTTGCGTGGGTAGATTGACCATAGTTGCTGAAACTCAGAGGAAAAGGGTTTTTCTGCTTGTCCGTCAGCCGTTTTGACGGCTGATGAAGAATCATTCTTGTTTTCAGTACTTGCTTTATTCAGTAATTGTTTATCTTCAGTACTTACTAGGTGGGGCACTTCACCGTTGACGGTAGAACCGTTCACGGTTTCACCGTTGACGGTAAACCCGCCCACGGTCTGACCTGAGGTTTTATGAATTGAAACTTCATGGACGATGCGTTCCGTGTGAGAAAAACGGCCTTTTTCACTATTGATGCGCTGTCCATTGTTCGTGATGTAACCGTTGGTTTCCAACTCGTTGAGAATGGCAAGCACCTTCTCCTTCTTGGCGTTGGGGCTTTCCTTCACAAGGTGATTGACCATGATGACCCAATTATCGGGTTTGGAGATGAGGTAGGCCAGCATTCCCTTTGCCTCCCATGACAGGTTGATGTCGTTGAGGGTGACATTGGGGACGATGGTGTAGGACTGTCGGGTGACTGATGGGCTTCGGCGTATCAAGGTCGCTCCTTGGCTTTTTCGTTTGGTGAGGGGCGTGACTTTACATGGTTTGAGCGACCAACGGAAACCCCTCATTTTTCCCACCAGATGTGGTGATGCACTTTAGAGGTAGACACAAGATGTTGTGGTTGAGTGGGGTTTAGTTATGTCGGGGTTGGTGAACAATGCTCCACAAAGCCCTGTAACGCAAAAACCCCCCGAACCCTAGTCGTCATAGGGTCAGGGGGTTTGAGCGCCTTAGAAAGGCTTACAGGGGGTCTGAGGGCTACTCAGGTACTACCTCAGCGATGGCCTCATCGTCCTCTAGGGTGGAGACATTGACGACCAGCGCCTGAGCCTCAATCAAGCGAGCCTGCGTCAGGTTGTTCACCTTGGGCAGACCAGCATCGCCCCACGCCTTCGCCAGCACACGGCGCTGAGATGGAGTGAGGGTGCGGATACGACCATCAAGAGCGTCACGCTCGGTGTCGCTGATTACAGGGTCGCCGGACTTTAGCCAGTTGTTGAAAATGCCTGCCGCCTCGGTTCCCTTGTTCGATGCGAACACCTTGTCTGCGAGAGACTCGCAACGAGTCTTGCCGATGATGGTGCGGTGGTCGGTGTCCATCTCAACTACGAGGGTGAACTCATACTCGATACCGTCACGCTGAATCGGAGCCATGCCGACCTTGCGAGGTGCGGTGCGACCACGGTCGTCCTTCTCCAATGTGTATTCCGTCTTGGAGCGCATGGTGCTGATGATGTGACCGTTGAATGACAACATCGTGTCCACCATTCTTTGCTGAATGGGAGTTGCAACCTTCCAACCTGCGAACCCGTTACCGTTCGCCTTCGCTCCTGCGAGGTCAACGATTTCCAACAAGCCACCTTGCCCGTTGTAGAAGTGGGTCAGGCTGTCAATGACAACTACTGCGTATCCCTCGTCCTCTGCCGCCTTCAGCACCTCAACCAAACGGTCGGGGTGATAGGGAGCCGACATGGAGAGGGTGTCGAAATCGAAACGGTCGGCGTACAACTTTGCGCTGTCACGCTCGGTGTCAATCACGGCAATCTTTCCGCCATCGGCAAGTTCGGTAGCCCACGCCAATGCGGAGTAGGTCTTACCGGAACCCGATGGGCCGGTTACTGCGATGCGGGCCTTGGCTTGCGCCTTGGTTGCCTTGGTGAATAAGGAACTCATATCAGTTTCTCTCTTTCTGTTGTCTTACACACGACTACTCGAAACCCCAACCTTAGTCGCTTACTACACCCCTGTCCACCCCATACAAAACAATACTTTCGTAAGTTTTTGTCAGGGTTGTCACAAGTGTCACTAAACCCTGCTACACTAGGTAGGTAAGGAAATCCAACTGATGAAAGAAGGAAACAAAATGAGTATCACTGCTTTCAGGGGAATCGGAACTCCAGAGATGTCAGTAGCCCAACAGAATGGCTACATCGTGGTCAAGGTAAGCATGGGCGATGACTACGCCGAGATTGGCGGGTTCACTTCTGTCGCACAGGCTGAGGAAGCCATCTTTATCGCACAGCGTTCGCTTGACGCAATCATGCTTGTCCCCCACTCATCACAGACGTACAACTTTGTGGTTGGTCTGCTGAACTTCTTTGCCTCGCAAGGCTGGGTCATGCAAGCGCCTGAGATGTCCGATGATGACGCTGAGGTTCTCGCTGAGATGTATGACGAGGATTCGGCGGTTGAGGAATACTACATGGGGCGTGACTAATGTCCCTGTCCATCGTGAACACCACGACAGGAGACGAGGTATGGAGTTCGTCTTACGCAGAGTTCCACACTTTTTGCGATGCGCTTCGCATTCTCGGTGCTGTTCAGTTGGGCGACTACATGAAAATGATGGACTACGCCAAGTCACGAGGTCTTTGGGAAATCACACCTGACGAACCCCTGCTTGTGTTGTTACTACACAGCGATAGCAACGGCTACATTTTTCCCGAGCAGGCTGGCGTATTGGCAGAACGCATTGATGGCCTCATGCATTTACTCCAAATGTGGCAAGAGGACGCTTCCGTGTTCGTTGATGGCTTGCGTTTCGCCCACGCCTACGAGCAAATCCTGAAGTTCACCTAATCGGTATTTGTGTTTGTCACACCCCATTGGTAAGATGGTTAGGTAAGGAAATGTCCAACTGATAGGAGATACAAATGAACGGATACGAAAAGAGTTGCCGGTGCGGTGCGACCAGCCCTTACAACTGTAGAGACAGGGGCGGTTGTGACGAGTTTTGGGAAGAAATGCGAGAAGCGAAGTTTCGTAGCGAGAAGCCTCGCTCATACACTGCCAGCGACAAGCAGTTGAACTTTATGAAGGCGCTCGTTGCAAAGAAACAACTCACCGATGAGAAGTTGATTGAGAGTGTCGCCAAGATTGAGGCTTTGCTCGCAGAAGGTAAGGGCATCAACGGCGTAGTGGTCAGCAAGATTATTGACCACGCCAAGACTTGCGCCGACAAAGCAACCACTCCCAAAGCGACTGTTGCCAAGAGTGACGACACGGTGGCTACCGGAAAACAGCGTGGCTTCATCAAGTCGCTTGTCGCCAAGAAGGAAGTTCCTTCTGAGGTGATGGCACAGGTTGAGGGTGCGCTTGCTTCCAAAGAGTTGGCTTCCAAGTTGATTGGTGTTCTCATGTCCCTTCCCGACAAGGTGATGACATCGGCTTGATCGGTGTCACACCCTGTTGGTAGGGTGAGTGCTAGCAATACGAATAGAAAAGGAAACTGATATGACCATAGACAATGAATACGGAATCGTCGAAGTCGGTGAGGGTATGTCCCTTGCTGATTGGCTCATCGAGGACGGACAACCAGAATCCCTTGTGGGCTTTGAATCTGCCGAAGGCGAGCAGGCACAGGCTTATGCCATCACCACCGATGACGAGGCTCTGTGGGCTATGCGCCGTCTTGCTCAGGCTCAACGCCAGATTGACGGCATCAAGGCTCAGGCGCAAGCGGAGATTGACCGCATCACCCGATGGGTTCAGGCATCAACGGCAAGTAACCATCGTGTCATCGAAAAGTGCGACCGCTTGCTTGGTGATTACCTCATGGTTGTCCGAGAGGACGAGACTGACGGACGCAAGAAGTTAGAGTTCCCCGATGGCTCTGTGTCAAGTCGCATGACCCCACCTAGGGTTGCTGTTGAGGACGCTGAAGCGTTTATCGCTTGGGCGGAAGCCAACGGCAAGAGCGAGTGGGTTCGTGTCAAGCGTGAGGCTGACATCGCAACCATCAAGAAGGTTGCTGATTACCAAGGCGACCAAGTGATTGACCCGATTACCGGAACGGTTGTTGAGGGCCTGTCACACACCGAGGGTGGCGTGTCCATCACGGTCAAGGTGGCTGAGTAGCCAACAGTTCGTCACGGTGGACAGGGGGTGGGTTGTGAGGAAAAGTTCCTTATTTACCGAGCCTATCTGTCGTCACTTCTCGGGCCTACCTCTTGTCCGCCGTGGTGTTTTAGAAAACACAAAACCCCTAGGTCTGCGGAAGGACAGAACCTAGGGGTTTGTGCTGTTCGCTTTTTGGGTAAGCGATGTATATGTTACTTGGTTGGCTGTGAGGTAGCCGGTGCGGGAACCACAATAGCGGCAACGGAAGGCCGTGTGGACTTGACACCGAGAAGGCGACCGAACTCGGGAACCTTCGTCTCCAACCAACGCACAATTACATAGTAACCAGAAGTTACGAATGGGAAAATCTTGCTGTAAGCCTCGGCGGTGGTCATGTGAAAACCAGCCTTAGCGCCTGCGGTAATAAGCCAACCGGCAAGAACGGGGGTGATGAAGCGAACAATCTCGTGACCGTATTGGTCAATTACGAGGTTGTTGGTCGTCTCCGTCTTGGTGACTGGTGTCGCCTCAGTCGTTGCGGGTGTCGTCGTTTCTGACATCAGATGGTGTCTCCTTGGTAAGCATCTCTAGTAAGTGCATATCGGCTTGGTGAGTTCTGTGCCATCCGAGATGCCTCTCGACCTTATCCTCGATGCTGTCGAAGCGCAAGTCCATCTTGGCAAAATGGGTGTCAATCCGCTCAAAGCGTGTGTCGAATTGGTTAAGTTTTTCACCAATCTGGCCTACCTGATGACTGACATCGTTGGCATCATTATGGCTTTCTTTGCGCCCTTTGTGGGTTGAATACCATGCCGCCAGCGCCGTAAGGGTCGCTGGAATAGCCGCAATCATGGCGGCCTGAACATAGGGTTGTGAAGTCAGTACCGCCATGAGGTGATTTTAGGTCAGAGTTTTGGAAACGTTGAATTATCAACTGGCCTCTACGAAGCCACGCCCATGTCGTAGATGGTCATTTGAACATTGTTGGGGTTGGTATCGCCGTTGATGGTGACGCTGAGAAGGCTACTGCTTCGCTTGATGCCTAGATACCAGTTGAAGTGGTTGTCGGGATACTTGGACGCCCACTGACCGGGTTTCAAGGGGGTAACTGGCTTGTCGGAGTCAATGACCGAACCGTTGATGGTGAAAAGCGTGTTGGCGGAGTTTGCGGCAACCTGCTGGCTTCCAAAAGACATCCAACCGTTTACGGGAGTCCAAATGCCTAGTGAAAAGTTCTGTGGAATGGAACTTGATGAGTTGGTTGCGATGACATTGACGGTGACTTCTGCCTTATACAAACGGTTTGGAAGAATGGGTGGGTAGACAAAAGCGCCCGGAATCTGCTCGTAAGAAGTGTTGGTGTCTTTGAAAACCAACGGCTTGTTTTTGGAGCCAAGGCTTACGGTTTGGTGGGCAATAACCGATGCCATTCCACCAACTGCCGTGTTGACAGTTTTATTGGCGACACTTTGGGCGGCTTGTTGAATGCTTCCCGAAAGAGAGCCGAGGACATACGCATCGTTTCCGGTTTGGGTAATGATGACCATTTCACCAATTTGGGGTGTGTAGTGGCTGGCAAAGCGACAGCCCGGAGTGGGAACATCTGAACCTGCGATGTAGACGCTTACTGCTGGGTAAGAACTGCCATCACCATCGCTGAACTGAGGGTCATATCCGGCAATAGTTCCCATGCGCTGAACATCAACTGGCGGAAGGGACGCTTGACCATTTTGGGTAAGTGAGTTGGCAAGTTCACGAAAGTCAAACTGGGGCGGTGGATTGGTGCGATTTGGAATGAATTCCATAGTGAAATCCTAACCCCCGGCGTTGGGGTTGTCCTGTGAGTACTCAGCGATGCGAATGGCATCCTTGCGAGTACCAACCCGACGCTCACGAGCGGTCATGGACATGGCGGTGGAAACGTCAAGGGGAATAACAACTTTGTCAAGGTAGTAATTAACAGCCCCGCCGTTGGTTTGGATGTTGGGGTCGTTGATATTGGTGGATGTGACAAATGACGAAACCGCCTTAAAGGAATCAACATACAAAATCCGGTCACCCTTAGCAGCCGGTCGTGACACCGTGATGTTTTGGGTGATGTAGTCCGTATAGATAATCAAAGTATCCCCTGCTGAAATTGACTTTAGGAGCGGGTCTACGGGAAGCGATGTGTAGTTCTGCCCTTGGTTAAGATTGGCACTCAGCGAAGCCACAACTGCACTTGCATCAAAGATGCCCAGACGCTTACGACGAACGGCCACGACATCGTTGACATCAAGGCAGGGATTCACCACACCCTCAATCGTTAGGCTCTCGTCACCACCCGTGAACCATGAAAGGTATGTGTTGGCGGCGTTCTGCACCTGCGCTTGGGTTTTCAGTAGTTTGCGACCCGGCTCATAGCCCACCACTCGACCGAAGGTTCCTGTGTAATTGGTTGGTGATGTTGGGTCGCTGTCCACCGCAATTGCTTTGAGGGGCGTCTTGGCGCTGGTGGCCTCGCCGGTGGCGATGACATAGTTGATGGTTTTGCTGTCAGACAAAACACGGTTGACATTAGTGAGAAGACCGCCAGAACCCTCACTGTCTCCGTCCAAGAAGTTCCAAACTGGTGAAATGGCGCTTGGGTCGGGGATGGAAAGGATTTGAAACACGCCTTCGGCGTTGACGAATAACTCACCCGCACCGCTAGCACCGCCAGACCCCAATCCAGCCGCCAATGCTGAAATGTCTGTCCAAGGCGAGTTGGAGCCAGAATTGGAAACATTGGTTGAACCCATGATGATGGGGGTGTGAATGGGGGCGTCCTGCACTGCGCTGAAATCAAACTGAGGCTTGCCAAACACGCCGGGGTGCGTGGGCCAACGGTCATTAATAAGGATTTTGATGGCTTCACCAATGGTTTGCGCTATGTAGTTCTGTTCATTGGTTGTATCGCTCTTTGCTACCGGCACATGGTAGGCAGAGGTGTAGACCGTTGTGGGGTTTGTCCAGTGGTTTTTACCAATGTTGTTACTGATGTCCGTGCCAGCCACCTCAATGGCAACATCTCCGTCGGTGTCTTCAGTCAGGGTGACGGTGTTGATGCGAAATACTCCGATAGGCACAAGTTCATAAGCGCCGTTCTCGGGGCGAAGCCATTTGTCCGTAAGGGGCGCTGCTTCTTCATATAGACCCGGGTCAATGTTTTCAATATCCCAAACAATGCCACGGTAGGCGTAGAGGTGATTTCCGTAGATGTTGAGCGGGTCGGTGTCTTTTTGAGGGACAAGATTTACTACCGTTCCATCCGCCTTTGTGATACTCGGGATATTGGTAGTGAAATCAATGGAGCGACGGAATTGAGCCGAGGTGCGGTCAACGGTAACCGTGCCACTCACCACAGGAATGGTTGTGGTGGTTCCATCAATGCTACGAGCCTTGATAATCACCATGGGGCGGTGACTCTGCTTCAGGCTGTCCATGAACTTTTGTGTGGCCTTTTTATACATGGTTAAGAGCCGTAGGTGTATCCGTATTGGGGTGGTGGGGCCTCGACATAAGAGATTTGGACATTTCGATATGGCGAAGCCGATGCTTGGTGCGTGACCGTAACATCTTCACTGATAGCGATGTATTTCTTGGTGTTCTCCACGGGGTCGGTGAGAATAAGGATTTCACCAAGGTTGAGCATACTGATGAAATTGTCCCAATTGGCAAGGTCTGTCCAAATGATGTTGATTTGAGCATCTCGGCCCTGAACCACACCATTGACAATGATGGGGCGACTGGCTCCAAGGGGGTAGAACACGCCCACAGGGTGCTTCTGTGTTTCTGCGTAAGCGTTTTGCACATTGATGGGGAAACGAAGGTCGGGGTCGGAGGTACTTGCTAGCCACCACGAGTTGACCGTAAGGGTTCCCACGGTGATTCCAGCCAACGGCACACCGGCAATCGTGTTGGAGTTTTTGTCAATGAATGATGGTGTAATCCGGTATGTCGCTGCTGTGTTGGGGGTTACTTCGACATCGTAGACACTCTTGATGTTTGCTCCGTTGTAGTCCGTAACCGCAACGCCCGTGCTGTCGGCAGCAAGGTAGTTATTTCCACTAACACCCTTGACATAAATGGGTGTGTAGGAACTTCCGCCGTTGTCGCTTCTCTCCACAAGGTAGCGATATGAGGTGTTGGGGGTGTTGATGTAGCCGTCATTGTTCCAATTGAATACGCCCACGAGCGTTCCTTGAGCCTGCGTGTAAGAAAGTCCACCATTGATGACAGAACCAGCAGAACTACCGCCAAAATCAATTTCACGGGTTCCATTGCTGGCGTCTGGGTCAAACAAATAAATTGTGTTTTCACCATCGGTGGGTGCATAAGTGGCAAACTGAACACTGTTGTTTCCGGCAGAGGCGGTAGCGGATATTGCTGGGAGTTTGGTGGAATAAGTGACATAGTTGCTTGACGGCAAGTAGGGCGTCAAGGCTTGAAACATTGGCCCCGAAAATATAACTGCATCTTTGCCTGTCATGTTGCTGATATTGATGCGAGTGTTGGCAATAGCAGCGTTGGCAGGGGACACGGCTGCGATGGCATTTGGAACCCAACCTGAATTAGCGCCCAAGGCGGTTTGGATTTGCACACCAAGACCCGCTTTGGTTCCAATGAGTGAAGCACTTGTGGTGGAAACTGTTGCCGTAGAAGACATAATAATGGCGTTTGTGCCAGAAAACGAAGCCACATAGGTAAAGGCCGGAATTCCCGTTCCCGACAACTTGGAGCCAACTACAAGTCCCGCCGTGCTGGAAACATTTGTGATTCCATAAGAACCCGATGTCACCGTTCCTGTGAAGTAGGAAACATTGGCATTCCCCGTAGTCAAACTTGTGCTTCCATCTACAGTTGAGATGAAGTTTCCATTTGCGTCATACCAGTCAATTAATAGTGAAAAGAACGAAGTGTTATTACTGCTGTTGAGCGAACGACCCACAACGGCGAATCCATAAGTTTGGCTCGGATTGACGGGGACTGAGTTTTGATAGTTGAACGCACCACTACTGCTGTAAATGGAGACATCTGATACTCCCGTGCCACTTGCCGTGACACGCATGGCAGATGTTCCAAACTTGGTGGGCGCATACAACCGCACAGGGGTGTATTGAAGGAAGTTGGCGGAGGGCTTAATGGGGAGAATGGGAACACTCATCACGGGCAAAGTTCCGCTTGTTGCTGAAATCAAACCAAATCCCGGAGAGTAGAAGTCACCACTTACGCCAGATACTGAGTAAGTGGAAGCCGTGGCGCAGGGCTGTACACCCTGTGTCGATGACCCAAGAGAAAGAACATAACCAGCACCCAAACCGCCAACTGTGGTTGCTGATACCGAAACAACAGTTGCGCCAACGGGAAGTCCGCTAAGAAGTGCTGTGAAATTAGCAAGGCTGGCTGTCAGGGTTTCCGTGGTGTTGCTAGTGGGATTGGGGCTTACGGTGATGGCGTTTGTTCCGCTAATGCTCGTGATGACTGCACCCGAAAGACCAGTGCCCGAAATACTCATTCCCACCACAAGATTTGCTGTGCTGGAAACTCCCGTAATGGTTGGCGAACCGCTTGTCAGGGTTCCCGTGAAAGTTGGCTGGACGGTTGCATCGGTAGTGAAAAGAGCGTTGTAAATGCCGTTGTTGACGCTTCCTGTTGCCGTAAGAGGGGTGAATGTAGAACCACTCAAATAGCCGAGGGTAAGGTTTTGGAACTTGGTGATGGGGGCTTGATTGTAAGACAAAGCAAATGTCTGTGTTTTATCGTTCTGTTTGGGAACCGATGACTTTTCGTAGACACTGATTTGCTTGGTGGTTTGACCAGCCAAGATTTTTACTGGTGAACCGCCCGTGACTGCTTGCGATGAGTAAAGAACAGTTACGGGGTCGCCATTATGTAACGACCAACCAGCCGTAGCACCCGTATTAATGGACTCAGTAAGGGTGATTTTGCGAACAAAGTTAATGGAGTTCACGATGGGGCCATATGTAGCAATGGTCATGCTTGCACCATTGGGAATGTAGAACCCGTGTGTATTTGTTCCCTTGTTGTAGTAGTTGAAAGTATTGGCACTACTTATGGGGTGAATTTCAAGGGCGGTGAAAATACTTATTGTTGGCCCCTGAACATAAGAATCTGTACTAACCGTAACCGTTACTTCCCTGTGCGCTGGTGAAAACTTGATGGGGCCACTGCCAGCAGGAATGGGGTAGCCGCCGTCGTAGGAAATGGTTACCTGCGTTCCTGCTGGGACAAAAGCGTATTTAACATCACTCTCGTAGAAAATTGGTTGTACATTTCCGAGGCCCGCAACGTTGCCCGACCAGTGAAATCCGATGCGATTAACCGTAGCACCACCAAACGCCCCCACCCCTGATTCTCCCGCCGTTGCTGCGCTGACAGTTCCAAGGTTGCTGTAGTTGGTATTGGTTTGACCATTGTGACCGTTCCAATTTGAAGGAACACCCTGTACGGTTGCCACGGTAAAAGTTCGTGTTGCGCTGGAAACATACTTAGTTTCTTTGGTAACTACTTGAGTGCCGTGACCTTTTTTATTGGCTTTGTATGAGGTCTGGAATGTATCGTAGCCAATTTGTAGTTGGTCGCCATTGGCGATGGTGAAATCAATGTCGTGAACCCAAATGGTCTTGCCGTCTGCACTTGTAAGTGCCCCTGTGCTGCTTTTGGCAATGTAACAACGGGATGAGTATTGAGTGCCGCCTCCGGTGGTGTAATAACCACCACTCGTTCTTGCGGGGATAATTTCTGTCTCTTTCTTGATGGTTGTTGAGGCCACCGAGTAGTCGTACTGCTGGATGATTTCACCGGCGTAACCCGTGTAAATGTCTTGTTGAAGGCCGTAGTAGACAGTTGCTCCACCGTTGTGTGATGTCGCCGTTGTGCCCAAGTATCCACGCTCAATAACCGTAAAGGTATCGCCCGTGTTATTGCCATCCATGTTGTTTTTCACTAGCAGGCGCTCGGAGTCAATCTGAATCCAAAACTGACCGCTTCTGGGGAAACCGACCGCATCTGCGGCTGCGTAGTAGTTGGCGGTGATATGGCCCGAACTAATGGCGGATGTCGCTTTGGCTGACAAGACCGCCGTGTAGTTTCCACCAACCACCCCAAGGCTATTGATGGTTGTTCCTGCTGGGATTCCATTTCCAAAAACCACCATGCCAACAATCAATTTGTTGTAAGCCGCCGAGGCGGAAACAGTTAGGTTGACGCTTCCTTTGGAAATACTGCCCGTAAAAGCGACATGGCTTGCGCCCGTGACGCTGGTGGAACCGCTTACCTTAAAGGTTGTATCAGTGGAACTGATGTCGCCAACAAGACCGCCATACGCACCAATGGGCAAACTTGATACAACAGTGTCGGTGGAAAGTGGCGAACGAAGTGTGGTTTGGACAAGGGCAAGGTCGGTGGTGCTTTGAGCCGTGTCGAGGGTGGCGTTGGTTGAATTCCAACCGCCCTTAGTTCCAACAAAATCGGCATTGTCTGCTGAAAACAAGTTGTCCGAAGTTTGGATAGCAAGTTCGTTACGAGCATTTACGCTGTCTACATACACTGCCAACAATGGCTGTTGAGGCTGAACAATGGTGACGGTGAATCCAACTGTCGTCCACTCGCCCTCGTAGCGTTGGCTAGAAACTTCTTTGACCACCTTTACGGAGGCCCAGTACTGACCACCATTCACATACCCATCATTGGCGTTCAAAGGGTAAGTGCTGGAATTGTCGGTTCCAATAAAGGATTTGAGGGCCAGCGAAGTATTCCCCGGCGTCCATGAAGGGTTGTTGTATGCGGCGTTGGTGAAAATGTTGACCATGTAACCGACTTGAGGCGTACCGTCGGGGTCGTAGTAATTCCAAAGCAGGGCGTAATCGCCGTCAGAAATGGCGGACTTAAAGTTGAACCTGATGTTGTTGTCGGGAACAACGCTGAGTTGGAGAATCTGGGGGTGAGCCGTAATGGTGGCAGTTGCCACGGCGCTCTTGATGCTTACTTTTTGACCAGCCGGAACTTGTGCGTCCACCTTGGCACCATGGTGACCCTTGTGGATTTTCTTGGGTTCCCATTTTTGTCCATTGGGGGCATTGTGTTTTTTTCCACCTGTGTGGACAGAATGATTGACCGTGCTTTTTGCGGTAGATGTTTTGCTCTTGGGCTTCGCCACGGTTCTCCCAGCAATAAAAAGGTTTTCTTGTGGTGAAATCTTACCCCACTAAAGCGATTTTTAATAAGTAGGAGGCACCTGAGGGTTGATGTAGGTATCGGCTGGGCTGACATCTCCGGTGGAAAAATCAACAAGAGAGACAGAGACTTGACTGCCGTTATTTTGTGAAGCCTGCATACCCACCGTAACCGAAATATCTGAGATTTCAGCAGTATTCCAACGGGTTCCGTCGTAGACCTCAATACTGTTGGTGCTATTTACATACCGAGTATCGCCTGCACTGGGGGTTCCGGGAGGCGAGTAGTAGGAAATGTTGGTGTTGGCATCGTAGCCATTGACCGTGGGGGATGCGAGGGTGATGAGGTAGGTTCCATCGGCTTGGAGAACAGGGGTTGTATAGGGGTACACGATTTCACTAAGGGTTTCATTCCCCAAAGTCAAGGCCACGGAAGTTGACAAGGTGGTTGGGTTTATGTTGAAAGTGGCCCCCGTCACCGTAGCGTCTGCGTATGCGTTGACTGTGATGGTGGAACCAGACACCGAGGAAACAAAAGCCGGAATTCCAAACACCGAGTAAGAGGCAGTAAAGGTAGCCCCCGTAGCGGTTACAACTGCCGTGTCATAAAGATTCACCACATTTGTTCCGCTTATGGACACAATTGGGCTGGTAAGAAGCCCACTTCCCGATGTGGTCGGTGCTATTCCATTGGAAGTAATGGTTTCTGTAGCCGAAGTTGTTGCCACTGCGGACATAATCAAGGCCGTCGTGCCCGAGAACGAAGCGATGGTGGCGGTTGAGGGAATTCCCGTCCCAGAGATGCCTTCTCCCACAAACAAGTTCGCCGTGCTGGAAATGCCGGTAATTGTGGCGCTTCCGGTAGTGATGGTGCCCGTAAAGGAGACTGCGCTGGCGATGTCCGCCCCCACAACTAGACCTGCGGTGCTAGAAACCCCTGTAAGGGCCGTAGAACTGGCTGTGGCGTTCGCTGTGAAGGTTGTGGTGAAACTGTTAGGAATAAGTTGAGCGCCCAACAAGGGGCCACCGGGCGTAATTGTGGCGGTTGCTGTAGCCGTGGCGTAGGCCGACATGACCAAAGCAGTGGTTCCCGAGAAGGAGACGATGTAGGAGTTCAAGGGGATTCCGGTTGCCGAAAGAACTTGACCAGCAAACAGATTGGCGGTAGTGGAAACTCCCGTGATGAGGTTGCTTCCAGTCGTGATGTTTCCTGTGAAGGGCGAGGCGAGGATGAAGGTGATTTGGTTGCTTCCCAAAGTTGTGTTTGCCGTGAAAGAACCACTAGCGATGGTGTCGTCGTAGTTGTAGAAGGGCAGGAATGGAGCAACCGGCACCACTTCGGTGGCAGTGGGTTCGGCGTTTTCCACGGTGATTTCTTGGGCGGTGGTTCCTGAGCCAATAATCAAAACTTGGTCGCCATGAAGAGGTGTAATGAGTCCATACGAGCATCGTGTTCCGTACCCAAAACCCGAAAGGGTGTCAGACAAAACGCCATTGTTCACATTGGTCGAGATGAAGTTGTAAACAGGGAAGGCGGTTACTGAAATGCTTGTGTCACCGGCATTAGCAGCAACCGTTGTAAAGATTTCTTGACCGTATGGGCCATATTTGAGGTAGATGGTCGCACCAGCAGGAATGGGTGCAGGCAACGGAGTGGTGTAAATTGTGTAAACGAACTCCCCATCTGAGTAGAGGGAGGCATCAATGTTTAGCGTGACGCCACCGTTGACTGTTGGGTAAGCAGGTTGACCGGAAGCGTATTGCAGGGTTACCGTTCCCGTTCCACTACTGAAAGTTCCGCCTGTGCTTGTGCTTGAGATGTAAGCACCGGCAGGAATGCCGTTTCCAGCAACTTCGTAACCGAAGTAAATGGTGCCCGATGTCAAGTTTTGTGAAAATGGCAGACTCAGGGTTACGGTAGAACCGCTAACGCTTACCACAACAGTGCTTGCTTGGATGCCCGGGTCGCCAAACATTGTCATGCCCAAAGAGGGAACGGTTCCAATGACCGTGTAGGTATTGCTTCCAGCCAAGCCAGAACTCAAGGTTCCTGATACCACTCCGCTTAGGGGGGTGTTTTCATAAACGCCCGTAATGCTGGCGCTTGCCGTTGAAGCGATACCCGAGAAAGAGCGGTTGAGGTAAAAAGAAGGAACTGTCAATTCGGTTATCGGCGTAGCAGTATCGAGGTAACGAAGGCTGACGGGAGTTCCATCTTGGTAAGAAATGTTGGTGGGGCTAGCCAGAAGCATATAAAAACCGCTTGGTGAAACCGTGGTGTCTGCAACACTCAAGATTCCACTTACCTGAACAATGTCTGTTCCAATCCGTGCAAAAAAACCGTTGGTGGGGACGGGATATCCGCTAGGGGCAATTGGGACAACGGTGGTTCCCGAAGCCACGGCTCCTGCAATTCGCCCAATGTCGTGAGGAAAGAAGTTGTCAAGTTGGTAGACATCTCCGTAAACATTGGCGGGGAACACATTGTTTCCCTTGAGATACAGGCTGGTGGAACCTGAAGGGGCTGACTTGGCAAGGGTTGTTCCCAAAGAAGAAATGCCATTGTTCCCTGATTGCAACCAGTTGGGCAACAGGCCCAACGTGGTGGAAAGTGCGATGGCTTCTCCGCCTGCCGTGTTGTCTGCGGTTAGCGTCTGAACGCTGGTTTTGGTGGTTTGGTCATCAGCACTACCAAGAATGGGTGCGCCAGCAGCGTGTTGGTTGGCAAATCCAGTGGTGGAAAGATTGGAAACAAACACAGGCTCACCGGCAAAGTGGTTGTAGCGGAACTTTTGCCCAGAAGCCAAACCGATGGAAATGGGTGTGATGGTGTTTCCTGTGGCGCTTCCCGTCAAGAAATTGTATTGACCGTTAAAGATGACAGTTTCTTGCGTATTACCTTGACCGACAACCATGACGCCCCAAACACTTGGCGTAAAGGTGTAACTGGCTGTAGTGGAATCAACCGCAACAGGATTGGAAAGAAGAACGTAGATGTCTTCTAGGTAGGTGACAATGGTGCCACTTGGAATTCCCGTTCCGTGAACCTGCCATCCAACCCCGACCACAGGAGTGGTGGAAGGTTGAAGTTGGATGTAATACTGACCGGCAACTGTGGTGCATCCCGTTACGGTTGTGCTGGTAAGCACGGCAGCGCCCTGTGAGGCAGGATTGCCGTATTGGTCGTAGTAAGAACCCGATACAAGGTTGCTGGTGTTATTCAGAGGGGCGATAACCACCCCATCAGAAGCCGTAGTGATGTCGTCGTAGAGGGTTGTTCCAAAAAGGGAGCCAATGGTGATTGGCGTGAGAACTTCCAAATCTCCCACAGTGGTGGAACCGAAGTAACGGTCGCCCTCATCATAAGAAGCAACGACGGTATTGGTTGCGTGGTTGTTGATGATGTTGTTAGCAAGGGTGATAACACCTGCCCCAAAACCGTCTTGGGTGGGTGTAGTGAAAGCCGAAAGGTAGGAGACAGTTTGCTCTAGGGGGTAGATAGCGTTGGGGTTGTCGCTATTGGGGTAAGAAACAACGCTTGAACCCGATGATGCGTTTCCATCTACGCTCCAAACAATCATCTTGTCGCTGGCGGGATAAGTTTCCAGCACAGCCAAACGACTACCGCCATAGACACAGTTGGGCGTGTAGGTGGCAAACGAGCCAGAGCCGGAGGCAAGAAGGGTGATTGGTTGGCCCAAGTTGTCCTCTAAGAATACTGTGTAGGTGGAACCATTGGAAACAACCGCCGAGACAAAAACATTGCCATAACCGCTTTGTGAGGTGGAATAGTCACTTGACAGGTTTGATGGGATAAATACCGCATCGCCCACATTGATGTAGAGGGTGTCGGTGTAGGAAACCCCGTAGATGCCGTTGTAGCCAGCCGTAACGCTTGCCGTTGACTGCCATTGGTAAACAGGCGACAACTCAACATTGGAAAGAGTGTCCACAGTCAGGGTGAGCGTGTTGCTTACCCCTGCGTTTCCACCAGCCACCATTTGAATGTTGTATCCCCCACTTGGAATTGAGTATCCCGTGTAGTAAGTGACATAATAGATGGATGGAGCAACCCCACCGCTTACACTTCCAAAACTTCCGAGTGTGATGGTGTAGTAGTCAAATGTGATGGTGTCTTGGGCAACTGTAAAGAGTGCGGTATTGGAAACCGTAATCTGCGATTCGCTGTCAACGGAAACAATGGTGGTTCCTGCCGGAAAGCCTGTGTAGGAAACATCAATATTCTGACCCACCATGAGGCCATCGGTTCCACCATTGGTGCTGTCAGAGTTGGTGTTGGGGCCAACAATATTCTGAATGACGGCTGAACCAAAAGTAATGTCACCCGTGTAGGCAACCGTTTGGGCGGTTTGTGAAATTGAGTAAATGTATGGGCCGGCAGTACCGTTTCCCGAACCCGAATCAACCACCCTGCGAGTTCCACCTGTAACCGTAAAGGGTGTTGCATCGCTTGACAATTGCTGACCCACGGAAAGACCCGTAATGTCAGCAATAACCAAAGGTGGTGAAAGATACATGGGGGAGGCCGTCACCGAAGTTCCGGTGTAGGCGGAAGCAAGGTTGATTACAAATCCCGTTCCGCTTTGGGTGATTCCTGTGATAGCCGTAGGCGTTGACCAAGAAACTCCAGAGTGAGATGCAGACGCAGTAAATGACAAACCCCACAGTTGCCAACCGCTAGAAATGCTCGTTGCGTAGAAAGTTCCACTCGTGACCGTGCTGGTAGCAACGGCAGACAGGGTGATAGAAGTCCCGCTAATGGAAAGAATTGTGGTTGATGCACTAACTCCCGTTCCCGAAACCGTCTGCCCCACGGAAAGGTTTGCCGTGCTAGAAACCGTCATGGTGGCGCTACTAATTGTTGTGCTTCCCGTAAAGGTTGTGTAGAAGGTTCCGCCCGTTGGGTCTGAAACGTTGACTGTGGTTGCCGAAGTGGACGCAGTTCCCAAGAAGTTGATTGATGGGGTGGGGTTACTGAAAACAGAAACGCCGTAGACAGTATTTCCGACACTTGGCGTGTGAGATGCGATGCCTGTTGCTAAAGCAATGGGTGTCGTTTGGATGCTCTTGGGGATGACCGGCATAATCAAGAACTGCCCATGGTTGGGGTTGTTGTATCCGTCAATGCTCAAGTAAGGAGCGGTGAAAAACTGACTGTCAAACTTGTTTTGAGAATCAGTGTTGAGGCGAGTGGTGAATCCATCAATGGTTGCCCCGAACGCCAATGCGTTGCTTTGTGGGACAGAGTAGCCAATGGTGTAAATTTCACGGCTCGCATCGGTGCCAGTCGAAGCATTTGATAGGGATACATAACCATTGATGATGGTGAATGTCTCAGAGACAGCAGAAGTGCCAGAGATAAGGGCGTTGGACAGGGTAACAAAGTTGGCCGAGGCTATTTTGGTAATGCCCGTAATGACCGCCGATGTGGTGGCGGCGCTACTTCCCACAATCATGCCCAACATGAGGCCAGTCCGTTGGTCAAGGCCACCCGAGAAACTGGGGAACAAAATGCCTGCCGGAGCAGTCATGCCCGTGAATGAGGTGTAGTAAGTTCCCGTTACCGTAAAAGTTTGAGCAGGGAACAAACTGGTAGAAAAAGTGAATGTGCCAGACGATGATGGATGGTGAGAAAGCGTTACCGTGCTGGCGACGGTATCCATATCAGTGATAACCGTTCCGGTGGGAAGCAAAGTGCCAGAGGTAACCGCTTGACCGATTGCTAGACCTTGCATAGCCGACCCGACGCTTAGTCCGTTGGGTGCGATAACACTACTTACCCCCGTAATGACATTAGAAGTGGTGGAAACAGTGCCGCTAAAAGATACCGACTGACCGCTCACAAATTCATCTTGAAGGTGATTGACTTGAACGGTGGTGTTGGCAGGAATGTTATTACCGGCAAAAGTCATTCCATTTAGGAAACTGCCGTCTGCTTGGTTGTTGGTGTAATACGAGTTCAGGCCCGAAACCACAAACCCGTCAGATGTCCATGATGACTGGTAGCCACTTGTTCCCAAGAAGTTGTAGACGGCGTTGGTGATAGAAAGCGGAGTTACGCTGCTTGTTCCTGAAGCAGTAGTAGTTGCTGAAATGTTGACTGTTGCGGTGCCCGAAACCGAAACCACCGTAGCCGTATCAGGGATTCCAGCAGCCTGAACTGACATACCGGCGTAAACGCCAGAAGTATTGGAAACCGAAATAGCGGTCGTTCCTGAACTCCAAGATGCGGTGTTAGTGGTTCCCGTGGAGTTGTAGACGAAGGCTTGTCCGGCGGCGTACATTTCATCCACCGTTTCATTGACCGAACCCGTGACCGATGTTCCAAAGGTCTGGTAACCATCTGCAGTGAGGGCGCTAGACAAAAGAACCGTATTGGTTCCCGATACGCTAGAAACCGTTTCACCCGAGGGCGACAACAAAGTTGCACCGTTGTAAACCGTAATGGAATCTCCACCAGCCATAGGGATTGTTCCCGTAAAAGTCAAACTTGAAGAGTAAGTGGTTCCGGTGAAGTTGGCAGATACTGTGGCGGTCGCAGTCCAAGTTCCAGTAGTAGAAACCGGAGAGGCAAGCAAGTACTCGTATGGGCTACTGCCATTGATTCTGGTTCCGCTTGCAAACGAGTTACCCGAGCCAATGTATCCAGTTGCCGTAACGGTGGCGCTATTTGACAAAATGTTGTCTTGGGTCGTTCCTGTTGTGGTGACCAAAATGGTGCGACCAGTTGAACCCGTGATGGATGTGGTGGCAGTTGCGGCCTGACCAGTTGATGTGGCGGAAACGGTGGTTCCACCACTAAGAACAAATTGGTTGGCATTGAACGCAGCAGCCGTAAAGGTGACGCCGGTTGTTGTGCCGGTAACTGAAGCGTTCTGGTTCATAACAATTGTATTGGTGCCAGAAAAAGCCTCAATGTAGTAAGTATTGGCACTCAAAGATACCGAGGACAAAGATTGACCAAGAACTAATCCCGCAGTACTCGAAACACCCGTGATGTTGGGACTGGATGCACTGAGAGTTCCTGTAAAAGTGTGTGAAGTAGCCGTTGTGGGAGCCTGAGTAATGGTGCGACCCGTCCCAAGGGTGGACGAGGTGAAACTGTTGCCCACAAACAACAAAGTCGAAATGTTGTAAGTGGTTGAGCCAACCGTAAAAGAGCCACTTGAGTTGACTGTGTATGCCGTGCTTCCAATAGTCGCAGAGGTCACACTGACGGGCAAAGTGTTGCCTGTGGGTGCTGTGTATGACCAAGAAGCCGTAAATGAAACCGTAGAGGTGAAAGTGGCACTAGCCGTGTAGGAAACGGGTGAGGGGGTAATTCCGACTCGGTATTTGCTGACCCCATACCCCGTGCTGTCCACTGCCGTAATTCCACTTCCACCCGTAAGGCCGGTTCCTGTGAGGTTTGCCCATCCCGTTGGGGCAGGGCTGAGGTAGGGCAGAGCCGTAACCGCCGTAGTGGAAATCAAAATTGATGGGTTGTTTTGCGCCGTGAATGTCGCAGAAGCCGTGAAGGTGGCTCCTGATACAAGGGTTGCTGAAATACCATTGACCGTTATGGAGGTTCCGGTGCTTACTGCCGTGACCAATACTCCGGTAGTAAATGCCGTGGTTTGTGTAATGGTCTGGTTTAACCCCACAACCGTGCTGGTCGTTGAGATGTAGTTTCCACCACTCAAAGTGGCTGTGTAAGTAACCGCACCATTGGGAACAGTTGAGTTTCCTGTGGCATTTTGTGAAATGGTGATTGCGGTGGATGAAATAGCCGTGATGTAACTGCCGTTGGGAATGAAACTTGTGTTGGTGGCATCCGTAATTGATTGACCCAACACAAGTCCAGCAGTAGAGGAAGGGCTTATCAAAAGATTGGAACCATTATTGACCACTGCGCTGAAACCGGCATTGGGCAACGGGAGAACCATATTGGAAGTGCTTAAATTCCCACTTACTCCACGAGATGTTTGTGTGTTCAAGTCGGTAGTGATGACATTTCCACTAATGGAAATAACTTTCCCTGCGTTCCAACCCATTGATGCTGGAGTGAGAGTGGTTGTTGGCTTGAAGGCGACCGTAATGGTCTGGCCTACTGCGAATCCCGTAGTGCTAGAAACAGTTATTTGTGTGTTGTAGGTTCCAACAACAATGGAAGAAATGGTTGGGCTTAGACCCGCCGCCGCCGTAGCATCTGGGAGAATCGAAGAAAGATTAAAAAGAGCCGTTGAGTCGCCAGAGGTAGCCACATACATTGGTGAAGCCTGCCCATAGCCAACGGAGTAAGGGGTTGGGGATTGGCCTACCAAATAAGTTGTTGAAGTTTGTGGTGAAATAAACTGACCGAGGTATTTATTCGCTGGCGGGTTGTAGAACGACAAGTTGGGTGACATGACCGACGAGATGTTTCCATATCCCTGTGGAAGCATCAGCGACGAAGTGGGGAAGTCCACGATGTCTACTGACTGCTTGTAGGGAACAGTGGGAATCAGGCCGGATGTGTTGTACTGAAACCATTCGCTGTAGAAAGCATCGGTTGAAGTTGCGGCAGGGGAATAGGGGGTCTTACCATCTTGCAAACCTTCCAAAATGGCAACAATTTGATTCTTGCGAAACTTGGAAATGTCCTCAACATAGGTGAAATAATCGCCGCCAGACGAAGCAAAGTATTGGCTTGCAACAGCACTTGTCCCTGAGTATGTTGCGTATGTGGTTGAACAGGGGGCCGTAAAGATTTGAGCGGTGAAAACTACGCCTGTAACTGTTGCCGTAGCGGAAGCACTCAAAGTGACAGTTGTTACCCCGATAGAAGCAATAGTGGCACTTGGCAGACCTGCGTCATTTGTGACCGTAGCCCCCACAATCAGATTGGATGGGCTGGAAACACCCGTGATGGTGGCTGAGGCGGAAGTCAGATTTCCCGTAAACAACACGGAAGTAGTGGAAATGTTCCAAATGGCGTTGTAGCCCGTTACAGATGCCCCCGTGACCGTGATGTAAGCGTTGGGATTGGGATATGCACCCACAGAATTGGTGTAGGCAAATCGAGCCGTAGCCGTGTCTGAGGTGATATTGGAAACTTGGTAGACAACGGGGGTTCCATCGTTGGGGTTGTAAGGCTCCACAGCATTGGAACTACGGTTCCCGACAGTGGGCTGGGTCATGTAGGTATACGCAGTGAAAAACTGGTACAAGTCCTGTGCTTGGGCGTAGTAGGTGTTGCCGTTCAGGTCGGGGATGGTGGCAACGGCGAAAGTGGTGGCGTCATTAACCGCCTCGTGATTGCTCTCCGAGTTCACGGCTGACCAGTTACCTTGTGAGGCAGCAGTCGAGTTGGGGTAAAGGGTCAGGACTTTCATGCTGACCCCACTTTACTACTATCCTGCCGTTTATCTACCTTGTGCTTTCAGCGAATAGCGCAATTGCCTGAACTGTTCGTTCACATGGTTCTTGACATCCGCCATGCTTGCGCTGTCCATATTTCCTTGGACATTCACGGTAAATGCTCCGGGGTGGACATTGACATTGGTGGACTGTTGATTGCTTCTGCCGGTTCCGTTAAGAGCCTTTCCAGCAGATGCCGAAGCACCCAGAATATGAACATTCATGGCATTCCCGGTCATGGAAACAGGGAACTTGCGTGATGTGCTGTTTCCACCACCACCGCCAAACCAGTTGAGCGGGTTGAGGTCGTGGAGGACATGGCCCGCAAAGTGGACGACATCTCCAAAAAGGTGGACAAGATGTTCAACAAGGCTGATGGCAAGGTGGATGGGGCCAATCACCATTGTTTGCCAAATCCCCTCAAAGACCTTCCCAATGAATTTCACCGCATCGCCAAGACCGTGTAGGGCGTCCACACCCCATTGTTTGATGTCTTTCCAATACTTGATTGCCAAAATCAGGGGAGCCAAAAATGGCATCATAAACATAAGGGCGTCAAGGCCAAACTTTTTGAGGAAGTTCCAAACATCTATGGCGGCTGTCTTGATGCCGTGCCAAGCAACGCCAGCCCAGTGCATGAGGTCTTTGTGGTACTTGATGATGAGGTAAATTGCTGCTCCAATGGCAAGGCCCGCAAGGATAAACGGGGCTGCTGCAATAAGCATTTCACCAAATGCCACCAATGCGGCACCAGCAACAGAAGCCCATCCCGCAATCATTTCAGCAAACATGGGCAGAAATGCTGCTTCCGTTGTTGTCGCAGTCGTCAACGCTTCTTCGGTTTCTGTAGCCATCACTCCCGTCATGGCTGTTTCGGTTTCACCAGCAGCAGCAATTGCTTCGGCGGCCGTGGATGAGAACATTGTTATAATCAATTTTCCAGCGCCGACAGCCATTTTGCCTAGACCTTGGAACACAGGAACCATTCCACCCAACACGCCAGACAACTGAAGGCCGCCCGTAATCATGCTGTTCCAGTCAACCTTCTTTCCACTAAAGAGGTCGGTAACTTGCTTTTTGAGAGTATCAAGCGTTCCCATTCCTCCGCCGAGAACAAAAGAAGCAGCAGCACCGGCACCGCCAAGAGCAGCCTTGGTGACCCCCGTGCCAATTTTTCCAAAACCGCCAGACCCAAACAACCGGCTGGTAAATGAAGGCTTACTCATTTCACTATGGAGTGACTCGGCGACACCTTTGCCAGCCGCTTGCCCCATTTGTGTCATTTGGCGATACACCATGTCGCTGTATTCGGGGCTGTTGATATCGTAGGCACCGGCACGAGCCTTAGCATCTTGCATCAATTGGTAGGTGGGGTCGTTCTTGTACGCCTCTTTTCCACCACCAAATTGCTTTTTGTAATTGTCTGATGCCTTTTGAAGGGCATCTGTGTTTTCCCTTAGCGCCTTAAGGTTCTCATCTTCACCTTCGCCCTCGTCAAGTTTCATCATCTTGATGTAGGAACTAACATCCATTGTCGGCCCTTGGAGGTAAGCCCTCACACCACGCTGTGACTTCTGTTGCTTCTTGTATTCTGCGTAAGCCTCGTCGCTCTCACCTTCTTCTTGCTTGCGCATAAAGGCACGACCAAAGAGGGGCATGGCTGAGCGACGAAGATTCTTGTACTTCTCTTGGGCCAGCGCACCTTCGATTTGATTCTCTCGTTCGGCTCTAAGTGCTTCACGGGGATTGATTTGCTTGAGGCGCAACGCCTGAATAATGTCACGCTGTCTTTGCTGGTATTCAGCCTGTGCTTTACCAGCCTGACCACCCGTAAGAATGCCGACAAGTCCACGGTCACGAAAACCCTTTGTCGCCCCCGAGAGCGCCCCCTTGGTGGTTTCACCAAAGACCAAAGAGGCTCGGGTGGCCTTACCCATCATCTCCAAGAATCCTTGAATGGGGGTAATGAACAGGTGCTTGGCAAAGAACACCGCAGAAAGTGCAACCAATGCCCCCATGATGATTTCAAAGAGGGGCTTGAACTCCGAAATCTTTTTCACTAGGTAATCAAAGGCGTTGACCAACTTGGTAAGACTGAAGGCAGCAAACTTCGCCATTGCGGTCACAATGGTCACCATGGGGGGAACCATGGGCAACATGGCGGTCAAGATGTTGGCAAAAGCCGTAGCCAGAGTCGGCAGAATTGGCATGAGTGCCGCAAAGATTTGGTAGAAAGAAGTCCACAAAGCGGCCAACTGACCGTTGCTTGTCATTTTGGTGAAAACATCACTGATTTCTTTGAGGGCTGGCGTGATGGCGTCGCCAAGAGTGGTTCCAAAACTGGCAAACAGGCCAATAAAGGTTTGCACGGCCTTGCTATTGAAAATGTTGTTGAGTTGAGTGCCAATGACGCCAATGAATTCAGCAATGGGTTGAACCACATCCAAGATTGCTGGCAGGACTCCTTGAGTGAAAACTTCTGCTAAAGGTTGAATAATTTTGGAAATGGAACCCAGCGTGTTTCCGATAGTGCCCGACATCGCTCCGATTGCTTGCGCAACTGTATTGAAAATGGGGTCAAGGGCATAAAGGGTTTGACCAACAACTGCCGCCAAGTTATCAATAATGGGCATAAGACCACGGCCCATCTGTTGCATAATCAACATGATGTCGTTCTGCATTCGTTGAACTGGTGAAATTGCCGCCTGAGCAGTTCCACGAAGACTACCGTTGATGTCTTGAAGAATCAACTGTTGAGCAGCCAACAACCCGTTTTGCTTTTGAACATTCTTGATTTGGATTTGTTGTGACAAAGCCAAGTGAAATCCCATGCGAGACATACTGCCCATGGAGCGTGCTGGGTCAGCAAGCAAACGAGAAACCATCCGTGATGCGCCAACGATTCCACTACCGCCAGAACCCATTTGTGCGGCAAGGTTGGCAGAAGCCTCAACCGCAGCGTTTAGGTAGCCACCAGTTGTTTTGGAATATTGGGTTTGAGAGGCGTATAGGGATGTGAGGTCTGTATTGGGGAGCAGAAGGTTTTGGGCTTGAATGATTTGGTTCTTCTGAATACCCGATTGGAACGAAAGGTCTGTAGCCTGTTGGTCGAGCAATTTGGAGTATTGCTCACCCTTTTTGTTGACAGCAGTTTGCGTTCCAACGACCGTTTGAAGCCCACCAATAAATGACTGTTGGGTTTCATTTTGGTTTTTCAGCAGGGTGGCTTGAACTGACTGCAAACTCTGTTGTTGTGAGGCTAGGTCAATGCCCTTGCCCAATAGGGCGATTCCACCACCAATAGCAAAGGCACTGGTGAGGACTCCGCCGACATCACGGAATAGGCTGGACATTTTGCCAGCAGTACGCTCTGTGGCCCCAACAATGCTGTCAAGGGAGTGCTGAATGTTGGTTGGGTCACCGATGATTTGGACACGAAGTTGTGCCGCATTCATCATCCCCGAATCGCCAGCCATAGACATGGTTTCAGTCTATTTCACTATTGGGAATGGGCGTTCTTACTAACCCCTTGTTGCTTGCTCTTGTTCAAAGGCACGGAGTTTGTAGAAGGCCATCCATTCCACCAACTCAGGTGACGACAACGGACGGTGTGAGGGTGACCCGTCTAAGAGTTCCTCAACTGTCCGGCCTAGTTGCTCCGCTAGGCTGAAAAGGAATCGTCGCTCTGGGTCGGCGAGAAGTCTTTTCCCGCTTCATCAACCGCCTGCTCGCCCATGCCTGAAAGACGAAGGGCGACGGTAGCAATCAACTCGATAGCGGCTGCCGACTTAGCCATGAGAGCGTCACGGTCACCGGGCTGGAATACACGCTCGCCCGATGCCGGGTCGAAGGTGCAGTGAATCACGAGGTCGGGCAGAACTTCCTCAAGGGCAAACAAGCCGTTGCTTTCTACCTGAGCCTTGCCAATCATTCTCGCACGGTCACGAGCGGTCATCGCTTTCACCAAAATCTGAACGCCCCATTGTGGGACATCCAAAACTTCTGACTCAATGTCGTCGGCTGCAAAAATCTGTTCACTAAGAGAGGACATGATGCTCCTGTTCTAGGGTGGGGAAACCACCATACAGGGTATCCTACTACAGGAACTAGATGGTTGTGCGAGAAACTGAACCCGTAACCTGCATTTCAGCGTCAAAGGTAACTACGCCGTTGACAGAGGACTTGAGGTCATACTTGGTAAGGATTCCCTGACCGAAGTACTTGGGTGATGCGGTTCCACCAACAAATGCGCCGGGGTCTGAGGGGCCATACACGAAGGAGATGAACTGTCCTGCGGTGTTTTGGAAGGCAAGCGCCGTTTGGAAAATAGCGTCCAAACCGCCCGCCTGACCCATGATGGTGCTGGAACCGTCGTAGTGACCAGAGAAAGTTACCGTGTAGTCACGCAAACCTACGATGAAAGACTTGACACCAGCAGCATTGAATGAGGTCGTTTCAGCGGCCTCAACAGCCTGAGGGAACGAAATGTCGTTGATGTAAGGCGAGATATTCCACATGGGAAGCAGGTAGCCCGTTCCCGAAGTCGCACCCGTGACGATGGTGTTGCTGAACGAGATGCTCGTGCTTGAAGTGCTAGCAAGAGTCGTAGCGATGACAGGGGTCGTCAATGAGGGCAGAGGTGAAAAAGTCTGGCTCAACACAGGGTTCACGAAGTAGCCGTAGTAGGAGGTTGCGTTGACCGTAGCAAGCACATTGTCCGAAGCAGCAAGCGAACCAGACTGGATAAGCGTGCCAGCAGTGCCCGAAACAGATGTGGAACTCATGGATGAGAACACATTGGCAGTGCCGGTGCTGTTCTCAAAACCAAGTGCAAGAAAGGCGTTCTTACCGTGCTGGAAAATTGGCATTATTTACTCCTTAGTAGCGGGCAAACCCGTAATAAACCGTCGCTGAGGGGCTTGTGCCGCCCAGCGTTATTGCAAGCCTCGTGTATGGATAAATGCTACCTGACAAAATCTGAATGCTTGTTCCCACACTGGTCAGGGCGCTTCCCACATTGACCCACGAACCCCCCGTCAACGAGTGTTGCAACTGAAGGGAAATGGTGGGTGTAGTGCCGTTTAGTGAAATGACACCCATTTGAAGTTGACCGCCCTTGGTGGTCGAGATGGAGCCGAACTGTGAGGCTGAGGTGTAATAGGTGCTTGCTCCGGTTAGCACCGTGCTGGGAATGTACTGACCCACGCCGTTCCAAACGCCACCATCGGCGGTGATGTCCATGTCAGCCGTGATTACGCCCGCAACAGGTGATTTGAGGTCGTACTTGGTGTCAATACCCTGTGCCATCTGGCAACGGAAGTCGCTTCCTCCCAAAACAGTGGCAGTTCCACCATCGGGGAAAATCAAAACACCGTCATCGCCACCCTTTTCGATGAGGGAGTTAAAGAAGGGGTCAGTTCCCTGAATTGTGCCTTCGTAGAGGCCAGTGAGAGAGATGGTGCCCTCACGCAGACCCTGAATGAAAGTCTTGTTGCCGTTGTTTTGAAAAGTGGTGGTTTCTGATGCTTCAATAGACCTTGTTACTGAAATGTCGTTGAAGAACTGCGACATATCGGCGGTGAAGCCAGAAGGTGCGCTCAGGGTGACAGGGGTGGGGCTAGTGGCGGCAACCGTCGTGGTGCCACTTACCGTCAGAGTGGCTCCTGTAAGCGAGAAGGACACGGCGGTGATAGTGCTGGCAGGAAGTCCCGCCGAAGTAGCCGCAACGCTCATACCGACATACAGAGGCGTTCCGGTGGAATCTACAGTGACCGTTGATGATGAGTTGCCCCAATGCGCCTGAATAGTAGAGGAAATGTATGACGGGTTGGAGATGAAAACTCTTGAATTCTTACCGTGTTGGAAAATAGGCATTAGGCACCAGCCTCAGGAGTAGCGGAATCAGCAGGGTCGGCCTCAGGTGCAGGCGCTGGGTCGGCGCTTGGTGCGCTAGCAGGGACAATCCAACCATCAGCAAGAAGCCAAGTGATGTCCTCACCGGGAATGTCATTGACGACAGAACCCATCGGCGCAACTTTGCCGAGGTATGAAATGTCAGAAAGGTTTGTGACTTGATACGACTGAGGTGAAGCCTTTGCCATTGCGACCTTTCGGGAGCGTTCCTAGCAAAAATGCTACCACTAGAAATCCAAAATCCCTTTTGTCGCTTAGTCAAACTTGGGCTTGCGTTGCCTCTTTACTTTGGGCTTGCTCACCCTATTCGGGGTGAAGGCTCGGAAGCAGAGGTGACCTATTGGCCCACCCACCACATTGACAGCCACACACTCGTCCTCGACAAGGTGCGCTGATTGGAAGGTAAATACCCCTCGCTCGCCTTTGACAAGGACTTTCTCGCCCTTCTCAAAGCCATCCCATTCCTCAACCGCAATCCACTTGGGGTTGTAGTGCGGTGTATACGGTGTGATGTTTCTCTTAGCCAAGACAATCTCTCCTAGTCAGTTGATTATCTCTACATACCAATTGTATCAGATGGGTGTAACACCCGTCAATCATTTATTTCCTTATCTATTTGTTCACCACACTCACAAATAAGAAAAGAACCCGTCATGGTGTTTACAGTCGTCGCATTCTCGTGCTTGCACTTGTCGTCTGTGATGTCGTCCTCGACGGTTTCCAATTCTCCGTCGCCTATGGTCAACATTTGCTCAACAGCGATAATGGCATGGATGGCGGCCTCGTTAGCCAAGCGTGCTGAACGCAGGGCGGTCAAGATGGGACTTTGCTCGTTAGACATTTGGAATACCGTTAGTTGAGTTGGTGGTGAACATAAAGTTCATCGTGAACTTGGGGCGGTTCACTTCATCAAAGCCCATGTAGTTGGGAATGCCCGTTGTCTCGATACGAATGCAATAGGGGAAGTAGGTGGCGTCTGGCATGACACGACCAGCAAGAGCGTTGCGAATCAGCACAGCCCATGCGTAAGTGCCGGGGTAATCCTCAGGGATGCCACGAACGGCGACTTGCACACGGGGGAATTCCAAAGCCGAGATACCAGACCCCATAGTGAAATCCGGTGTGTTGCCGAGGTATTCATAAATGGTGACAACGGCGTTAGGCGCTTCGGCAGGCGTGCGACCAAGAAACAGGTTGACACCCGTCTGAAGGTATTGGGTCGGGTAGTTCGTGCTATTGAGTTCTGCTGAAAGAAATGTTGCGATGTCGTCAAGTAGTGCCATTATTTTCTCCAACCCCTGATTGCGCCCTTGACCGCACCCTTTCCCATAGCCAGCATCAGTTTGAGGTGCGCTTGGGCAAGTGGTGTTTCCAAGTATTTTGCTTGTGTCGGTGGCAAGTGGAAGTTTTCCAATTCCTCGTGAACAAATACAGCGTAGGTCACGCTGGCGTTTCCGTAGGTTATTTCAGCATGGGGGAATCCATCGCCAGAGTCGGGTGAGGCTGGTATGAAGACGCCGGAATTGCGAAGGTCGCCGGTTTCCACCGGCACAAATTCTTGGCTCTTGGCAAATACGCCCCTCATCACTTCGTTGATGGCGTCTGCAATCCCCCCATAAATCCCTTCCTTCAGCCTGCTGGGATTGGGGATGCTGCTTGGGTCAATCCTGACACTAAATTCTGCCATTTTTCACTACCTACTCAAAGTGCAGAACAGTGTTGTAGCCGGTCAGACCGTTCTCGTCGTAGTTCTGCTCGACAAACATGATGATGGGGTGTTCCTGCGCCGGATTGGTGACATTGGGAAGAGTCACACGGCTTTCCGTGCTGATTCCCAGATAGAAGCCGTTGAGGTAGGCACGGCCTGAACTCACCAAGTCACGCCCGTTGATGGTGGCAAGAACTTTTGTCTCGTATTCCAAACGGCATAGATACTTCGTAGCGGAGCCGTATTCCACCTGACCGCCACTACTGCCACTTGAGTTCACATAATGACGACCGTAACCGTCCAGTGTTGCCGTAGGGGGCATGGTGGAAAGTCCGGGGTTGGGAATGACATTCTCAATAAGAATGGGTTGATTCATCATGGCAAGAAGGTCGGGGTCAATACCAACGCTGGTGTTTCCAAGGTTGGGATTTTCCTCGTAGCCGTAATAGATAACCATTAGTCGGCGTCACCCTCAGAAAGAACTGCTTGGATTTCACCTTGAACCAAGTCATCATCTGTGATGACATCTCCGGTTTCGGCAGTGAAATCTCCTTGGTAGTCAGGCGCATAACCCGTGCCGTAAGTGGTGGTAGTGCCGAGGACGGAACCGCTAGGCCACGCATTTGGAACTGCGTAGTAGGGGTCGAACTCGCCAATGACAAGTTCTGCACCAAGGGCGTTGGGGTCTGCTGAAACACGGGGTGGGTTGATGCGACGACCACGAAGCAGAAGGTCTTTGGCGAGGCGCTCGTAGCGTTGCGCACGATCACCATAAGACTTGCTGAGGCTGAGGCCACCTACTGACTTGCTCTCCTGTTGGGCTAGGCCGGTGAACTGAGCAGCAAGGTTGTAGCAGACATTGGAAGCCGCTCGATAGATGTTGTTTGATACTTCACCTAGAGCGAAGTAGATTTCCTCGTCTTGGAGCAGAGGTGATGCCTCTACGGTGTCGCCCACCATGAAGCGGATAGCGTCTTTGGTAGAACTTTGGGGGTTGCCTGAATATGTCCATCCCATTAGGAAAGCACCGCCTCGTCAATCGTGAGGGTTCCCGTCATCACTCTTGCCGCACCGGAACCCGTTGCGGTGGCGGTGATTTGGAAGCGCCAACGCCCAGCCGAAAGGGTGCTGAGTTCGCCGGGTGCCCAGTTGACCGTCAAGTTTGGAACGCCTGCCGGTGCTGGTGAAACGCTGTTGGTCACAAAGTAGGACTGATTATTCTTGGTAATCAAAGCCATATTCGGTGGCTGTCCAATGGTCATACTGAATGTCCATCCGCTACTGAAATCCAAAGGATTCCCTGACGCATCCAACCAGATAAATGCTGCTGCGGGCAAAGATGCTGCTGGGGTTGGGTAGTGAATGGTCATTTCTTTCCTTTGGCGCTAGAGAAGGTGGAATTATTGCCCGTCCTCATACGATGATACTCCGTTCTCTTGGAATGTCTCAGCCGAATTTTCGGTGGTGTATGAGGTGCTAGTGGGATTGTCAAACAGTTCTGTGGTGGAATACTCCGTGAACGGGTTGGGGTTTCGTGACCC